CGTTTCCAAGCCGATCTACCACGCCCAGGTGGTGACCTATCAGGCCTATCTCGGACTGCACGAGCACCCGGCGATTTTCACGGCGGTGAATGCCGACTCGATGGAGATCTACACCGAGCTGGTCCCCTTCGATTCCGCCTTGGCGCAGAAGATGTCCGACCGCGCGGTGCGGGTGATCCAGGCGACCGAAGCCGGGGAGCTCTTGCCTCGCGCCTTCGCCGAGGCCAGCCACTTCGAGTGCAAGTTCTGCCCCTATGCGCAGCGTTGCTGGGGAGGTGTGTGATGAGCACAGCTTCCAAGCGCGCCAGCGCACGCAATACCTACCGCACCGAGTGGGTTGATCGCTGGTCGCCCCCCAAACCCCTGGTCGGGCTCCAGGCCATCGAGAAGGTGCTCAACCGGCACACCTTCCTCGTGTGCCCGGAGTCCCGGCTGGTGGTGGCGGTGCTCGCTCGCGCCATCCACGACAGCCTGAGTTTGACCAACCGTCGGATGCGGCGCGAGGCGAGGCGTTTTCTCCTCGGCGACGACCTCACGCTCTGGTGCGACCTGGTCGGCTTGCATCCGGACTTCGTGCGCTTCGTGGCACGCAAGGCCGGCTACCTCGCAGACGAGAAGGCGCATTGGCAGAAGGTCCCGATCAAGGTGCCGGTCCTGCCGCTACCGACTGAGCCGGTGGTCAGCGCCAGCAGCGCCCCTGTGCATTCCATCACTTGCCATGCCCACAACCATCCGCCACAGGGAGGACTGATCCATGCTTGATTTCAATTCGGTGCCGCCGGTGGCCAATGCTGCTGGTGGCGATCTCAACCAACAACGCGACGCCATCCGTGCCGATCTCTTGGCGCGGCTGGAATCGGTGCTGATGACGCTGCTGCCAGCCGGCAAGAAGCGTGGCCAGAAATACCTCGTCGGCGATGTGCTGGGCAGCCCTGGCGACAGCCTCGAGGTCTCGCTCAAGGGCGAAACGGCTGGCCTGTGGCACGACCACGCCACTGGCGAAGGCGGTGACATCTTCGATCTGATCGCCGCCCACCACGGGCTCGACACCCAGGCTGACTTTGCCCGGGTGCTGGAAATCGCCGGGCAACTGGTGGGGCGAGCCACCAGCCATCCGCCGAAGCGCAAGAAGGCCGAAGCCCCGGTCGACGAGCTGGGTCCGGCGACGGCCAAGTGGGACTACCTGGATGCCGCTGGCAACCTGATCGCCTGCGTCTACCGCTACGACCCGGCACCGGGCAGGAAGGAGTTCCGCCCCTGGGATGCCAAGCGCCGCAAGATGGCCCCACCCGAGCCGCGTCCGCTCTACAACCAACCGGGCATCGTTGCTGCCGAGCAGGTCATCCTGGTTGAGGGCGAGAAGTGTGCGCAGGCCTTGATCGAGGTAGGGATCACAGCGACCACGGCAATGCACGGGGCCAACGCGCCGGTCGACAAGACCGACTGGTCACCGCTGGCGGGCAAAGCCGTGCTCATCTGGCCGGATCGGGACAAACCGGGATTCGGCTATGCCGAGGCCGCCTCGCAAGCCGTGCTCATGGTGGGAGCCACCTCCTGCGCGATTCTGCTGCCGCCCGATGCCAAGCCGGAAGGCTGGGATGCGGCGGATGCCTTGGTTGAGGGCTTCGATGTGGCGGGTTTCATTGCGACCGGCCCGCGCATCACGGTGCAGCCTCTGGGTGACGAGCCCGATCTGCCGGAGTACGACGGTGAGGCTGACCACGACCTCGATGCCACGGTCTGGGGCACCGAGGATGCGCTCGCGGTGAGTTTTACCCGCCGCTACCAGCGCGATTGGCGCTATGTCGCCATGTGGGGCAAGTGGCTGATGTGGGATGGCCGTCGCTGGCGTACCGAGGAGACCTTGGCGGCCAGTGACTTGATCCGTCAGGTCTGTCGCCACGCGGCCGTGCGTGCGGACAGCAGCAAGGTTGCAGCCAAGCTGGCTGCCAGTAGCACGGTCAGTGGGGTCGAACGCTTGGCCCGCTCGGATCGGCGTCACGCCGCGACATCGGACGAGTGGGATGCTGACATCTGGTTGCTCAACACCCCAGGTGGTGTGGTGGATCTGCGCACTGGGCGGATGCGCCCGCACGACCGTGCCGACCGGATGACCAAAATCGCCACCGCGACGCCCAAGGGGAGCAGTCCACTCTGGCGGGATTTCATCGACCAGATTACCCAGGGCGACCGGGAGTATGCCGAGTACCTGCAGCGCTTCGCAGGCTACTGTCTGACCGGCTCCACCCAAGAGCACGCCTTGTTCTTCCTCTACGGCACCGGCGCCAACGGCAAGTCGGTGTTCGTAAACACGCTCTTCACGCTGCTCGGGGACTACGCCGCCAACGCACCGATGGATACCTTCATGGAAACGCGCGGGGATCGGCACCCGACCGATCTGGCCGGGCTGCGCGGTTCGCGCTTCGTCGGCGCGACCGAGACCGAACAGGGGCGACGCTGGAACGAGTCGAAGATCAAGGAGATTACCGGTGGCGACCGGGTCTCGGCGCGCTTCATGCGCCAGGACTTCTTCACCTACTTGCCGCAGTTCAAGTTGGTGATCGCAGGCAATCACAAGCCGGCCATCCGCAACATCGACGAGGCGATGAAACGGCGCCTGCACCTGGTCCCTTTCACCTTGACTATCCCCGAAGAAAAGCGCGACCGCACGCTGCCGGCACGGCTGCTCAAGGAGGGCGACGGCATCCTGGCCTGGGCGCTGGAAGGTTGCCTGGCCTGGCAAGCCCATGGTTTGCGTCAGCCCAAGTGCGTGGCCGATGCCACCGATGAGTACTTCGATGAGGAAGACACCATCGGCGAGTTCCTCGAAGAGGAGTGCCAACAGCACCCGCAGGCCCGTGAGGCCGTGGCGGACGTGTTCGAGCGCTGGCGCCAGCGTGCCGAGAAGCGCAGCGAATACATCGGTACCAGCCGCTGGCTCGTGCAGCAACTGCTGCGCCGGGGATTCCAGCGTGGGCGTACCTCATCCGGCGCGAAGGCGATCTTGGGTTTGTCGCTCAAACCCAAGGACTACGGCGCCCGTTTGCCTTACCGCGATGACTGAAAACAGAGATTTGCAACTTATTGATTTTGAGCAGATTTGACCGAATCTGTCCGAGCCATGGATTTACCCCACACGCGTGCGCGTACACGCCTATAGGGAGTTATCCGGGGGCCGGTCAGGTTCGGTCAAAAAGGAGATTTGACGATGACGACAACGATTTTGGCCCTGGATCTGGGCACTACCACCGGCTGGGCACTGACCGGCCGTGACGGACTCATCAGCGGCGGCAGCGAATCCTTCAAGCCGCAGCGCTTCGAAGGTGGTGGGATGAGATACCTGCGCTTCAAGCGCTGGCTCACCGATATCAAGCAGTGTGCCGATGGCCTCGACTGGGTGGTGTTCGAGGAGGTGCGTAAACACGCCGGCGTCGACGCGGCTCATGCTTACGGTGGCTTCATGGCCCATCTGACGGCCTGGTGCGAGCACCACCAGATCCCGTACCAGGGCGTGCCAGTGGGCACGATCAAGAAGCACGCCACCGGCAAGGGCAACGCCGGCAAGGCCGAGATGATCGCGGCGGCCAAGGCGCGTGGCCATGACCCGGTCGACGACAACCACGCTGATGCGCTGGCTCTGCTGGACTGGGCGATGGCCCAAGGGGGTGTGGCATGAGAACTCACACCGCTCCTATTCCCTGCGCCCTCGGGCGTCTGGCACCTCAGTCACCGGCCAGCGCTGATGAGTTGCGCGCCATGCGTGCGGCGGCTTGGCACAAGCAAGGCATCGTGGTCGTGCCACTGGAGTACATCTACGACGACTGGGATCGGGCGTTCCTGTCCGGCATCGCCACCAAGCTCTACGGCGCGCGCACTGCGGCTTCGCGCAAGAGCACACCTTGGTCCGAGGGCGAGGTCATTGACCGTGGTGATGGCGAGACCTGGACGGTGGTGGCGATCACGGGCAAGTCGATCACCGTGCAACGTGACCGCGATGGCGCACTGGCCACCCTCGGACAACTCGGGGAGGGACGGCCATGACCAAGAAAACTCAACGCGCCAAGGCCAGGGCTGAACGCAAACCGCCTATCGGCCATGAACTGACACGTCCGGATGGCAGCGTGATCCGCTATGTCCGTGAGGAGGACGATGACCAGAAGCCGGTCGACCACTACCGCACCGTGGACACGCTGGCGCTGATGCTCAGGAACGGCAGCATCACCGGCGCCATGCACGACGCGGGGCAGCAGTTCTCGCAGGACTTTGCCCGGGCGTTCGGCAGTGGTATCGCCAGTCCCAAGCTCGATGGTCTGCCGGGTGGTACGGCACCGGGGCAGATGATGGTAGAGAAGAACGCCGGTGCTGCCCGGGCCGTTCGGGATGCGCTGGAGGCGGTGGGCGGCAGTGGCAGTCCTGCTGGATCGGCGCTCTGGTACGTGGCCGGATTGGGCCAGTCTGTTCGGGAATGGGCTCTTCGCCAGGGCTGGGCAGGCAAGGCAATCTCCCTGCACGAGGCCAAGGGCATTCTGATCGCGGGGCTGGGGGTGTTGGCTCGGCATTACGGGTACGACCGTAGCGGCAGTGCGCGCAGCAGACGCCCTCAACAGACTGAGGCCGTTCCTTGACAAGAGACGCGGGGTTGAGTTTAATAACTGTTATTAACTAACAGGAGGAACAGCGATGCCAACCAGTGTTGCTCTCAGCCCCCATTTCGAGACCTTCATCCGCCAGCAGGTCGACTCGGGCCGCTTCAACAACGTCAGCGAGGTAGTCCGTGCTGGACTGCGCTTGCTCGAAGAGCGCGAAGCCGAACAGGCCACGAAGCTGCAGGCCTTGCGTGAAGCGATTGCGGTGGGCTTGGCCAGCGGCCCTGGGGTTCCGGAAGAGGAGGTCTTTGATCGCCTGGAGGCGAAGTATCGCGCGATGGCTGAGAAAGCGGTCTGATGCGGTTGGAGTTCCAGCCGCAGGCCGAGCGCGATCTCGAAGGCATCGGTGACTACATAGCTCAGGACAACCCGCGCCGGGCAATCACATTCCTGCAGGAACTGCGCGCGCAGTGCCGCAAGATCCTGGTGGCGCCCCAAGCCTACCGGCCCAGGCCGGAACTTGGCGAAGGCATCCGCTCTTGCGCTTACGGCAACTACGTGATCTTTTTCACGGAAGATGGTCGCTTGCTGCGGATCATCCGCGTGCTGCACGGTGCCATGGACATCGAAGCCCGGTTCACAGAAAAAAATTCTGCTCCCGACGACAAAACCTAGTTGAATGTTTGAACACACAAGGTACAGTAATCCCGTACTGCTAATAACTGCGCCCACACGATTCGTTCCGGTGGGCGTTGTCGTTTCTGGGCCTGGCGTTCGCCTCTCTTCCCAGTGCTGGAGACTCCCCCTATGAAACTTCTCATCACCCGTCCGGTGGTTCTCACCGGCGACGGTGGCACGCGCTCGTTCGTCCCAGGCCTGACGGTCGAAGTCGATGCAGCCACCGCCGAACAGATCCTCGCGCAGCAGGCGGGCATCGCTGCCGAGCCTGTTGCAAACACCGAAGCGCCAGCTACTCCTCGCCGCCGGAAGCCTGCTGATGATCAAACTTGACGTCACCGCCGAGGTGGCCAAGGCGACCGAGTACCTCTCGGACGTTGCCGCCAAGCGCATCCCCGATGCCGCTGCCAAGGCGCTGACCCGCACAGCGTTCGACGCCCGCGACGCGGTGCGCGGCGGTCTGCCCGAGCGTTTCAATCTGCGCCGCCCGTGGATCAGCCGGGGCATTGGCGTCACACCTGCCAAGCCCCGCACCTTGATGGCCGAGGTCTGGTCGCGCGACCGCTTCATGGCAGCGCAGGAGACCGGTGGCACCAAGAGCGGCAAGCTGGCGATCCCTGTCGGGCCGATGGCACAGACCGCCCAGACCCGCGTCATCCCCAAGAGCCAGTGGCCGGGCCAGGTGATGGCGAAGAAGAACGTGTTCTATCGTGCTGGTGCCGTGTTCGAGCGCCGTGACGAGAAGCGCATCCTGGCCTTGTACCTGCTGCGCAAACAACAGAAGGTCGAGCCGCGCTTTGGCATGGCCGAGACGGTGCGCAGTGTGGCGCTGCGTGAGTACCAGCGGCAGATGGAACGGGCACTGCGCGAGGAACTCGCCCGTGCGACCTGACGCATCTGACACATCTGACGGGTCCTCCCGGGCCATCTGAAGCGCGGGGGCCGCGCGCAGCGCGGCGCTTGCCTAGCGTCAGACTCAAAAAATAGGTGGTCAGGTGGTCGGTGGTCACCCGGGCTGCCATCGACCCGTTGGAGATTTTTATGAGCATGAGCTTGCGCGCCTACGCCCGGCATCGCGGCGTGGCCCTGTCCGCTGTCCAGAAGGCGATTGCCAGTGGCCGCATCCATCCCGAACCCGATGGAAGCATCGATCCAATCAAGGCCGATGCCCAATGGGATCGGCACACGCGAACCGCCCAGCCGACCACCCCGAGGGTGACCACCACCCGACCACCGCCTGTTGCCCAGCACGCTTCCCAGCCTGTTGCACCGCCGCCGATGCCCCAGGCCAGTGATGATGCCCGAGGCGTCGATTACCACAAGGCCCGGGCGGTGCGCGAAACCTACTCGGCGCGCCTGGCCAAGCTCGAATTCGAAGAGCGCACGGGCAAGCTGATCAGCAAGGACGAGGTCGACATCAAGTATTTCCAGCTGGCCCGCCAGCTGCGGGATCGGATGCAGCAGATCCCCAACAAGGTGGCCCCGGAAATTGTCGCGCTGGTGGTCGACAAGCCCGATGTGCGGGGCGTGGCCGATCTGATTGACCGCGCGATCCACCAGGCGCTGGAGGAACTGGTGGCGTGATGGGCGGGACTGGGGGGACTCAGCTGAACAGCTCGCTGTGCGACCCCAGCCGGGCGATGCGCAAGGTCTCGTCGTCCGGTTTCTTGTAAATCAGCAGCAGGTCGGGCTTGAGGTGGCATTCCCGATAGCCCGACCAATTGCCGGTCAGTGCGTGATCGCGCTGGCTGACTGGTAAGGGTTCGTCTGCCACCAGCAGTTGCAGCGCCCCCTTGAGCAGGACCTCGACATCTTTGTGCCGGGGGCTGGCCTTGACCCGCTTGAAATCCTTCTTGAAAGCGCTGGCGTACTCAATCGTCCGCATGCAGATCGGCCATCAGATCGTCAATGCTGGCAGCCCGCTTGCCTTTGCCTGCTTCGAGTTCGGCCATGGCCTTGCGGGTTTTGGCGTTGGGCACCTTGACCTCGAAAGGCAGGCGGCGCTCATCGGCAATGCGCAGCATCAACAGGCGAATCGCGTCCGAGATGGACAGCCCCATGGCCTCGAGCGCATCGCTGGCGCGCGCCTTGGTTTCGCTGTCGATGCGGGCACGCACATAAGTGTCTGCGGTGGACATGGGGTGATCCTCCTGAATCGTGAAAGTAGTCTCATTGTAGTCACAAAGAGGCTGCGCTTCAAATTTACTGAACAGGGTGTGCCATCGCGTATCAGGCTGTCGCCTCAGATAGCAACGCCGCCCGATAGACCCGCTCGCCGCCTTCGGCCTTCTCGGAGGTGACCGCGATGCCGCGCTTCTTGAGCGTTCCGGCAAAGAGGCCACGAATGCTGTGCGCTTGCCAGCCGGTGAGCGCCATGATCTCGGCAATCGAGGTGCCTTGCGGTCGTTGCAGCAGGGCGATGACCTGGGCCTGCTTGCTGTCAGCCCGCACACGGGGTGTTTTCTGCACGGCTTGCCATGTGGCCTCAGCGGCCACCACGGCGGCTTCCATCTCCGGGTCATCGGGCGGCACTGTCGTTTGCACCGGCGTGGCTGCAGTGATTTCGATAGCTGCCGGCATCACCGTCGGGATTGGCGGTAGCACATCCTCTGGTTGGGCTTCGCCCTTGATGATCGCGATGGCGGCACCTGTGATGCGCCACTGGCCATCCAGCTGCTCGATCAACCCCCGCTGGGCGAGGCTGGCGATCATCTTGAGCTTGGCGCCGCCCTTGAGGGCCAGCAGCGGTTCGATCAATCCGCCGGCGTCGCAATGTGCACGGGTGATGAGGTCCAGTTGGCGTTCGGTGATCGGGGTGGTTTGTGCGGACATGGTCTTGCTCCTTGTGAGTGATGTGAGGGTCAGGCGGCTTGCTGCTGGGTTACTTGATCAGCGGCTTTTGCGGCGGCGTTTTGCCCGGCGGCCAGGCCTGCTTGGTAGGCCGCCATCAGGGCGCTTTGGACGGCCCAGACGCTGACGTCGTGGAAGTCCAGGCGGTCGCTGTTGCGGGTTTGCAGGGTCTCAATGAAGAGATGGTCCAGGGCGATCTGGGCGAGCAGCTTGTCTAGTTGCTGGGCGGCTTTGGCGGTTTGGGTCTTGGTCATGGTGATCACCCGGTTCCTCTTACGCATTGCTGCCGTCAAGGAGCGCCAGCACCTCGCGCAGGCCGCTCTCGATGCGGGTGAGATCGCCGACGTGGCCCCAGTGGATGTGCTCAGGGTCGTGACCGAAGTGGTCGTCGGCGTGGCGCTGCAACGCTTCCATCTGGCTGCGGATGGTGGTGATGTGCTGCAGGTAGGCGTCTATGGCCTGGGGTTGGGCTGTGGACATCGTCGGCTCCTGGTGGGTTTGTGACGATGCCATTCACGCTCTGTTCGCCAATGAAGCCAAGCGCTTTCTGAGGGCTTGCGGCGGAATCGTGAAGGTGCGAATTTGGGCAAGAGCGCAGGCTCCGCCAATTGGTGCAGGCAGCCTGCAGGGGCGGAGCAAACCGGCAAATTTGCCGGTTTCCGGATGGTGGGCGCGAAAGGCCCTGGAGATGCCAATTGGCATGGCTTCGGCGGTGGTGGTCAGCAGGCAGCCCAGTGGCGACGGTGCGCAGGTGCACTGCTGGCCAGCGGGTAAATCCGCCAATTGGCGGAATTCTTGCATCAGTGATTCCGAGATTTACGGGATCAGCTTCCGGAATTTACGAGAGTAGTCCATGATCATTTCGTAGGTAAATCTTGGTATCTGCCGACGTCTTGATCGGCTCAGACCTGAGGCTGCGCGTGCTGCCACGCGATGTATTCCGAACGGCGCAGCCGGTAGCGGGCGATACTGCCTTCGTGCAGTTGCTGCAGCGCTGACGTGAGCAATTCGCGGAATGCCGCTTGCTCGGCTTCAGTGGCGTGATCTTGTGCCACCTCTGCGATGACCGAAGGGCTGGGTTGTCGCAGCCCCTTGACGATGGTCTGCACCGCCTGAATCAGCGCCTCCCGGTACTTGATCTTCAGCGGGTCGGGTTCGACCATTGTTTGCGCGATGGCCAGATAACGCTGGCAAGAGCGCTCATAGGCCCAGACGAATACATCGCGCAGTAACTCGATCTGGTTGAGTTCATACACCCCCAGCGTCCCCTCGATATAGGCGTGCTCCGGCACATCGATGAAGGACAGCGGGCAAAGGTTGTGCTTGAAGAGCGGAATATTGGCGCCGATGCGCGAGACGCGCTTGTTCACATCTTCAAACGGCTGCAGGTAGGGCAGTTGCACCATCAGGAAGAAGGCCTGCTCGAACGGATCTGGGATAGCCCCTGCCTTGGTCAGCAACAGCGTGAAACAGTCTTCAATCACCTGCGGCAGCGCCAGCGGGTGAAACACGGTGCCCGAGATATCTACTGGGCGCCGACGCAAACGGCCACTGGCCTGCGGGTCACGCATCAAGTCCTGCGACAGCACCGCGTGCAGGTTCTTGAAGGTGAAGGCGTCGAAGCCTACCTCTTCAGCATCCTCGATCAACATCTCGATGGCTGCCTTGTGATTCAGGATCATCTGCGTTTCGATGGCGTCCTTGCCCTTGGCAACTTGGCCGAACTCGATCAGGTTCTGGGTATCGAGCCGACTATAGGTGTTACCCTCCAGCTTGGACGAAGCCCACGACAGATCGACCAGTAGCCTACCCAGGATGTCTCTGGCGTAAGTGCCTGCTGGCCGCTCATTGGCAGAGGTGCGCCCCATTTCGTGCAGCTGGCGTCGCAGAGACTCGGGCAGATAGAAGGTCGTGCCGGGCTGATAGGTTTCCAGAAACTCGCGTTGGTAGCCGACCGGTCGACGATGCATCAGCGGGCGTCGAACCTGATTGCGAATGGTCGCCCCTTCGGGTGACACTGGGACATACAACTCGGCCTCGGCCGTTGCTGTGGCGGTGAGTGTCATCGAAGCGCTGGCCGGCACGACGCTGCCGGAAATCAGTTTGTAGACCAAGGCGATACTTTCGCCCTCGGTGGTCACGCGCTGCTCATCGATCAGCTTCTGCAGGCGACGTTGTAATGTGCGGCGGTTGGGCTTGTCACCCTGGCGCCGTACGATCTCGGCCTCAATGCTAGCGATGCCGATGCCGCTCGGATGCGCCGCGACGATGGATTCGATCAGTTTAAGTTCTTCGGTCAGCGTGGCTCGTAGCATCGGATCTGGCTCCTCGTGGTGAGTCTGTCACGCAGTGTCGTGCAGGAACGACAAAGCGTGACACAATTATGTCGCGAAATCTGTCGCGCTTCAAGCCAATACTGTCGTGCCTCGGTCCAGTGTGTCACGCAAGCGCGACACTCGCCTGCCCCGGGTTCGCCGCCACCACCACCGGCTATCTCCCTACCGCATTCCCGACAATATTCACTATCTTCAGCTGCCTTTGCCGGCGGTGGGGTCGGGGTATTTTTGCGTTTGGAGGCATTCTGTCTTTCGATATGCGTCACTAGGTGTTATAGTTCGGCGATGAATCGAGTCTTCAAAACCCGCCACTTCAGTCGCTGGATGCGAAAGACTGAGCTGACCGACGAAGCCCTGTGCGGCGCAGTGCGCGAGATGTCGCAAGGGCTGATCGATGCAGATCTTGGCGGCGGCGTGGTCAAGAAGCGGGTGGGGTTGGCCGGTCGGGGCAAGCGTGGCGGCGCCAGAACATTGGTGGCTACCAACAAGGGCGACTTGTGGTTCTTCGTTTTCGGCTTCGAGAAGAACGAACGGGCCAACATCAGCGCCGAAGAAAAAGAAGCGCTGCAGACCATTGCCCAGGATTTGCTGTCCCGCACCGGCAAGGAACTCGATGCTGAGGTTGAAGACGGATCACTACAGGAGATTTGCCATGACGACAAAGACTAAGGCCAAAAGCCGAATCCTGGAGGCTGTGCACGAGACGGCAGCGGATCTGCATCGCTTGGGCTTCATCGACCAGCGCAAGATGCGCAAGTACGACGCGCTGTGCCTGGACCCGATTCCCGAGTACGACAGCGAGAAAATCCGCTCACTGCGCGACCGTTACCAGCTCAGCCAAACCGTGTTGGCGTCACTGCTCAATACCAGCCCGTCCGCTGTTCGCCAGTGGGAGCTGGGTGACAAGCACCCCAGCGGCCCATCGCAGAAGCTGCTCAACCTGCTCGAGCGCAAAGGCCTCGAAGCCTTGATCTGAAAGGAAAGCGCGACACCGATGTGTCGCGCTCCCTTCCTCTTCAGCGTTGTCCGAAAGGTAATGACACTCTTCGGACAAATATCAGGCGGTGGCCATCTCAGCCTGATTTGCTGCCACCGACCGCCGCCCCACGACATTCCCCACCACATTGACCGCCTCGAGCATCGCCTGCGGCGACAGGTGCGCGTAGCGCATCGTCACCTTCGGATCGTGGTGGCCGAGGAGCTTCTGCACCTCGTACAGCGACCGCCCGGCATTGACCAGGAAACTCGCGTAGCTGTGGCGCAGGTCGTGCAGCCGCACTTCGCCCAAGCCCACCTTCTTCCTGATCGAGTCCCAGGCGTAGAAGATCGACACCGGCGGCTTCTTCGTCTTGGGGTTGAAAAACACCCAGGGGATGTCGTCCTGCCGAGGCAGTGACAGCAGTAGTTCCACCGCCGCATCGGAGAGCGGAATGTGACGCGGCTTCT